TATCACCTTCTAGATTATGCACTGGTATGATCGCCCTAGACACCATACTAGATTTCTTCTGAGAACAATCTCCGACATTAAAATGATCTAACGTGCTTGCCAAAAAACCTCTGGCCTGAAAGTAATTAGACGGTACAGTAACATTACAGTCAATACTAGCGACCACATCAGACTCATCAACCACAGGCCTATTCGATAGTGCCTTAACCAATCCAACAAAACCATCTTCCTCCACCTCCTTTTTTTCTACGTTGACCTCCTTGTTATTTATATTCAACACCTTGCATGCCCATCTTAATGCTTTGGAAAAGCCAACGTCCTCGCCTTCCTCTTTGGATAGGACGCCCCTTATCAAACCAAGAATGTCGTTACCATACTCGTGCTGACAGCTTCTAGTCCAACACCCCCATATTCCTCGATCTAGGGAATAAGAGAAGGCATTTGGGTTATCGCTATGTTCGTGAACTGGACATGGGCAGGTTATGTTGTCGCCATTCTTTTCATATTCAATGTTAAGCTCAGCGAACACCATCTCTATATTATTCCCAAGGAGGTTTTTGATCTTCTTCAAATCCATCTTCTTCAATCTCCTCATTAATATTATCTAGGTTTTCTTCTTCAATAAGCCCAGTGTCGTCAACTGGCATTGTCTGGAACTCGTTTCTAGTTCTCAGCTCTTCTAGTTTTGCGTACTCTCCATGCATCCTCAAGTTAATATAATTTCCATCGTCTAGTCCTGCTCCGTGTCTAGACACGATAGGAACCAACTTTCTGTTTCCAGCTCTTGGGCCGTCCTCAGCCAGCTCCTCTGGAGACTTTGACTTAAATATGGAGAATGATGTACATAACCAAATAAGCCTGTCAGAACCAGACACAGCGTCTGTTGATTCTTTAGTGATTCCATCTCTGTTTAACTGAACAAATGAAAGGCAGGGAAAATCATACTTGACGGCTAAGTTGTGCAGGTTCGTAATCTGAAACCCAAGAGCTTGGTATTCTTGAATGTTGTTTGATATAGAACTGGATGACATAAGTTTTAAGTAGTCATACACAACAACACAATCGTTAGTTCTGCCGTTCTCGTCCATTTTAACATCTTGTATAATCCATCTTTTAATTATATTCAGTATCTGTTCAAAGGGTTTTCCTGCAACGCTGACATAGTTGTAAGGTATAGATTCTATCTGCTTGACGGCCTGATAAACCTTTTGGTTTTTCTCATCGTCGTCAACAAACTTACCAGTAGATACTTCGTTGATTGGTACTCCGCTAAGATTGGCTATAATTCTATTCAGATGATCTTCCTTTGACATTTCTGTATCTAATACTAGTACAGGTGTACCCTGAGAGGCAGCATTAATCGCAACATTGTCAGCAAACACACTCTTACCAACTTTAGGCCGTGCGGCTACTAAGTCAACGCACTTTCTTCTTAACCCACCGCCGATGGCGTGGTCGTATCTAGGGAAGCCAGTCGGTATTCCTACAATGTCACACTTATTTTCAGAAAGGAATTCAAGATATTCTAACGCACCTTCCCCAATCTTCTCTGGCTTCTCGCCTCCGTCATCCTCTCTTAGGAAGTCCATAACAGGTTCTTCAAGCATGGAGATTATTTCGTCGATTGATTCTCCTCCGTTAACATCATCCATGTCCTTATGGATTTTAGTTGTCAACTTCTTGATTCTTCTCGCAAACTCATACTTCTTAATCTGGACTGCAAAACTAAATACATTGCCTTGATTCACAGGGAAGTCAAATAGAGACCTAATATATGAAATCTCTTCTTTGCTTTCAACTCTTTCGGCGTGTCCCAACTGAGAAGCAGCAGAAAGTATTGATGGAATATCGACAGATGAATTTGATTCAATTACTTTTTCAACGCACTTAAAGAGCACTTGATTGTTTTGATTAACAAAAGAACCTGAGTTGATAATATCTGCTATCTCAACATAGGCATCAATCCCGTATTGAAAAAGCGCAGACAGTACTGCCCTCTCTGCTCCAACATCTGATAAATTATGATCCATATTATTTCACGCAATCATTACAACGAACGAATTCACCGCTAACTAAACTAGAGGAAATCTCAAAGGTTTTTCCACACACATGACATCTCTTTTTTACCTTCTTGGCCTTGGGCCTTCTTCGGGCTGTCGGCGTAAAGTCGGGGGTGGAAACATCTTCATGTTCTCCAACATCTTCCCAAGTATTTTCTTTAGCGACCACCGCCTGTCTTCTAGAGTTAGAGTCTGTTCTGGAAACTGAAAAATCATCAGACACAGATTTATTTGTCTCCTCTTTAGTGTTCTCTGCTTCTAGCTTTTTCTGCAAAATCTTTTGTAGTTCTTCAATACTTAAATCTTCTGGGTTCATACTCTTTTTGCCCTTTCTAATAAGATGTCACCTTGACGTTTGAGTTCATATGTTTTGCCTTCAAGAGACTGAAGCCTACCTTCGGCCACAGCTCTCATGTTATCCACACTGGCGGCGAAACTATTCTCTTTAATAATTATTTGTCTCTTAACGTCGTGTTTAGTATATTGATCGAAGTTGTGTAGATTTGCTGCGACGAGTTTCTCTATCTGATCTTCGCACCAACTGAGGGCGACCTTGTTCTTGTTTATCTCGTCTTGGATGTAGGTAGAATACCCATACAGTATATAAGCAGCATCAAACATTTCCTGAGTAGTCATTTTTGATAGGTCATCTGTTGTCAGGTTTGCAGCTACAACATACTCTACGTTAAAAGCAGAGTACGAAACATTAGACATGGCTATGTATTCATCTATTGACTTTATATGATCGGCCAGTCTATCAGATGCCTTTAATTGTGCTTCTCCACTCATCATCATCTCCTGAATATTTCAAAGTTATAATTTCAATACCGTTCAGTTTACACCATTCTATTTTATCTTCATCTCTGGCTTTTGCAAGCAAAAAATCTGCTTTTGTTCTATGAAAGAATGGTATATGCTCATAGTGCTGCCTTCCGTGAACCTCAAAAGCCTTCTTGATATTAGGTACGAAGAAGTCTAGGTACAACACTGACTTTTTATGGGAAGACGTGCTTCCCGGAAGTTTTACCTCTTCCAAAACTCTATAGCTATGGTAGACCTCATTTATTATCTTTCTAGCTCTGATATGATGTTTTGACCTTTTTCTTTTGTCGTTAGCCTTCACATCATACTTAGATAGATTAAGATTGTATTCTCTACCATTAAACCCTAGAACTTTCAAAATAGCTCCTTAATCTTTTCGTATATAAAATCACAAATCTGACTATTTTCATTTAGGAACTCTGTCAGGTTGTTTACTCCTTGAAACTTAAAGAATCTTTCAATGTCTTCATCCTTGTCGCCTACCTCGTTTTCTTTTAGTAGCTTTGCAATGATGGGTTCATCTTTCTCGTCTACTGCACATTGTACAGTGTACCAAGCTCCGGCGGTTTTGATAAGCCTAAACTCACAAGCGATCTGGACAACCTCCTGTACCTCATCTAATCCTATTCCGTACCTAATCCAGCTTTCAGCGGTAGAGTTTGGTATACCTCCAGCGTTGGATGTCTTAATGTTCCAATTTGCAATTTGCCCAACGTGAGGCCCAGTTTGTGCAGGAACCTGCCATTTTCCACGATGCGTGATAACCATATTTGTTCCGGCCTGATACTGTAACATATTACCGCAGTCAGCCATTTTCATAGGGGCGTACCTGCTACCGCTGGTGTTTGCGATATTGTGAGTGATGCAAATAATTATTGTCTTATTCTTCGTCACGGAGCCACCTATTCTCTTAAAGAACATTGATAATAGCCTCGGTAGCGAGTTACGCACGCCAGTCCTCACCTCGCCCTCAAGCTCAATTTTGGGAACCATGTTTGACACTGAATCAACTATGATGAGGCACTCCGGATCGTTGTTGATGTAGTACTCAATGATATTCAGGAAGTCCTCGGCGGAAAGAACTCTATCATCTGTCGATTCGACGATTAAAATTTTCTCTGGGTCTAGCCCTTTTATTCCATCAAAGTTTTGCTTCGCTAATCTACCCTCTGTATTAGCGTAGATAACTTTTTTACCGAGCGATTGACATTTAGCGGCAAAGTGCAGGGCGGTCGTTGTCTTTCCGCTTTTGGGGTCGCCGGTCATGACAACACAACTTCCTTCTCTTAGGCCTCCTCCGAGCGCTATGTCTAATGCCGGAGATACACCAATGACTTGGAGGCTGTTTAAGTTGTCTAGCACCTCAGAGCCTGTTCTAACAACATCTCCATACGTTTGCACAACACTGTTACTTACGACATCTTCGGTGAACTTATTGGTCTTCTTTTTCTTTGCCATCTAATCCTCTCAATCTTTGTAAACTTGATTTCTTTCCAAATGAGGTTGATCTTGATTTTGGTTTTTCCTGTATTACTATAGTACTCTCGGTAGGCTTTTGAGACTCAAGAATATTCTGATATTTTGAAATAATCCCATCAATGTTTGGATAACCGAGCGAGTAAACATGAGACAGCTCCTTTGAGTTTACAGCTTTAACTATAGCGGCGCAGTCGTATTTCTTGGCTAACCGATTAGCCAATATTATTTGATAAGAGTAAGTCTTTTTCCACTTCTTAGTGTTCCAAAACTTATAGGCCTGAGTGCCTTCATTTTCTTTTTGAGCCATGCGTGTACACATAATTTCTGCTATATATTGCGCGCACGTACAGTATTCCCCAGTAGATGGAGATTTATAATTACTTTTGTCAGTTCTATCTTTTGTCATTCTTGTAAACTAAAGCCTCTTCAAAACAGTTTTCAACATCATCTTCGTAGGACTTATCCTCGATTATCTCTGGCGTAGTCCATATTTTTTTTCTTACAGTGTTCTTGTCTATCACGCCGACCGTGATACACTCTCTGCTTACACCACCCATTTCCCCAACCACAGTGGGGACTAGGTAGACACCACAACCAGATCCCGAATACACATTCTCGCAATGCGAACGAAACTGTAAGTCAACACTTGTTATTTCAATACTTTCTTGATAGCATTTAGTTCTAATGTTTTTCCAATGTCTAGGCTGATTAAAGTAAAGCTCAGAACCATTAGAAAACTTAACATTTACCCAAGTGCTGAAATAATCCTCACTTCTCATATCAGCGAGGAAGTCTTTTTTACTACTATGAACTTTTAGTTCCTGTGACACAGCCTGTTCTCCTCGAATGATTATTAGTCCTAGTTTTAGATGTCTCTGCTAGTTCGGACGCTGTTTCCGTCATTGTTACAACACCCTCCTGTCTAGCCATACTTGTTCCAGCATTGATAACATCTTTCGGCTCTTCCTTCTTCACTAGCTCAATATGTTTTTTAACTGCGCCAATGGGTCTGTCAAGCTCTTTGGCAATCTGCTTTGCCTCCAAAGTTTTATAGTGTCCTTGAACATAATATTTTTCCGCTTTTCCTAGTGGGCCTTTTTTAGTCATTGATAAAACTCCTCTGTGTCCTTGTCATATATAAAGAATTTTTAGTTTTAAGGTATAGCATATAATAGTCAAATGTCTCTCTGCTTACCTTTTTGTATTTAAGATCAATAGCCTTCTCTCTGTGAGCGTACATCCCTTTTGGGTCATACGGCACATTGTTGTGGACTTTCAAATATGTAGATTCATTGCCAGAGGCTTTTATCAGTTTCGCCACGTCAAGCTCTTTGTCGTTCAACACCGGCTCTCCATTCCTATCGTACTTCTGGACAATTTTTGTGCTTGAAATTTCTGCATTAACATTAGGGTCTAGGTATTTCATTTTTTGCCCCTTAAAATATAGTTTTGTTTTTGTTGCTCAGACATTTTGTTTATCTCTCCCTTTGTTGCTTTAGCATGCTTTCTATATATGGTTTCACTAGCCTTGGGCTTTGATTCTTTAGCTTTAGCTTCAAGCTCTGACTTCTGATAAGAACCCATGCCTCTTGTGTTCTTGTCTGCTAGCTGGCCAATAGTGGATATATTTTCTACGAAAGCAGCCCTACCTCCAAATATAACCCTAGATAGTGAATGCTCACCACATTTTTCACACAAGGTTAGTGGATCGTCTTTAATAGATTGTAACACATCTTTAAGCTCATGACCACAGCTCTTACAAATATAGTCATAATTAATCATAGTAGTCTTCCTCTAGAGCCTCAAGGACTCTTCCAATTATCCCATTTCTTTGTATGTCTTCATAGTACAAGCGGCTAACGCCCACTCCCTCTATTCCCTCAAGTCTATCGACACATTCTAGTAGGCCGCTAAACTTTTTTATATCTGTTTGGCGTATATCTCCATTAATTAAAACCTTAGAGTTCTCACCCATTCTAGTTATAAACATTTTTATTTGTGCTAGAGTGCAGTTCTGTGCTTCATCTAATATCATATACGCTTCATGAAATGTCGCGCCTCTCATTACTTCAAGTGGTTCATATCTGATTCTACCGTCGTTAAAAAGTTTTCCGTAGTAGTCTCTACCTAGGAAATGTTTTAGGTTTTCCTCCATAGGTAGTAAGTACGGTTTGATTTTTTCATCTAGCTCGCCGGGCAGTGATCCAATATCTTGCCCCGCACACACTAACGGTCTAGTCACTATGATCTGATCTACTTCATCTCTGTATATGTGATTTGCAGCTATGCCTGCGGCGATATAAGATTTACCGCTGCCAGAAGGCCCAGTGCAAAAAATCACATCATTATCTACTATATCTCTGATATAATCTTTTTGGTTAGGCGTTTTAGCTGTTATTGGAACAATTCTACGCCTATCATTCTTCTGCTGTTTTCGAGATTTTCTCATCTATAGCCCTTTTTATTTGCCGCTACTTCCAAACCCTCCCGCACCTCTGTCGGAGTTCTGTACCGTATCGACTTCTAGTAATTGAAATTCTGGAACTTCCTGAAATAGAATTTGTGCAATTCTATCACCTTCCTCTACTTCAAGCCACTCGTGGCCAGTATTTAGTAGGCAGACCTTGACTTCTCCCCTATAGCCAGAGTCAACAACTCCAGCCAATACATCTATTCCCTTTTTTACAGAGAGTCCTGATCTTGGCCATATAAGTCCTACAAAACCTTCTGGTACTTCAAGGCATATACCAGTAGAGAACGTTGCCCTTTGGTTTGGCCCTAGAAATCTTTGTTTTGTGGCGTATAAATCCCATCCTGCATCTGTATCATTTGCCCTAGTTGGTATAATAGCTTTAGGGTCAAGTCTTTTAACATTAATTGTTTGACCGGCGAATCTTCCGTAACTGTAGCTGTGTATCCCATTCATAGTTTAATATCTCCAAAGTCCATATCCTCAAGATCGTTAGTGCTAGCGCCTATCTTGTATGAAGTTATCTCATGTTCTTGTGGGGCAACCTGAACTGCTTCGCTATTCATCCAAGGCTCAGTCCAGCCTGATATAGGATTTCTTATCCCTGAGTCATAAGGTAACTTTATGGCTTTTCTCCTGTTCATGCAAAGCCAATCAATGTATTGATGCAGAACTGCTTCATTCAAGCCTATGATCGAGCCGTCCTTGAATAAGTAGGATGCCCACTTCTTCTCTTCTTCAGCGGCACTTTCAAACATCTTTATTGCGTCTTCCTCGCACTCTTTTGCTATGCTGGTAAACCCTTCGCTCTTCTCTCTTCTGAGAATTTTTAGTATCTCCTGAGTGTTATAAAGGTGTATGGCCTCATCTCTTTTAATTAGTTTAACAATGTCTGCATTACCAACCATCTTTTTGTTTTCAGCAAATGCAAATGCGCAGATGAATGAGACATAAAACCTAACAGCTTCTAGAATATTAATGCTAATTAGTGTTAGGTATATCTGTTTCTTAATATCGTCAACTTTTTTGCTAGTGCTTAGCTTTCTTAGTTTATCGTATTCTTTAACGGCCACATCTGCTCTAGCTACGATTTCTTTATCTGTAAGGCAAGAGTCAAGCACTTCACTAGGATTAGGATATACGTTTTTAATAATATATGTATAGCTGTAGCTATGTATCTGCTCAAAGAACTGCCAGACGTTTAGGCACGCTTCTAGCTCTGGATTGGAGACATACTCTTGGATTGTAGGAACCCCTCGGCAGATCACTGAATCCATCATAGTCTGGTACTTTAGGTTTGATGTAAATATAAACCTTTCATTTTCAGACATAATAGAGTCGTCTTTAAAGTCACTTCTATCCTTCTTCAGTTCAATCTCTTCAGGCCTCCAGAAGAACTCTAACTGCTTCTTATAGAGGTCGAAGAATACAGGATACTTAAACTTGTCATACCTCTGAAGCGATAAGTCTTCCCCCAAGAACAATGGTTGCTTGAGTGTATCAACATTCATTTTATTCAAAACACTTTTCATTATATAGCGCAGGCTCCACCTTCACATACTGATTCTTGTTCTAGTTTACCATCTCCGTCAGGAGTATTACAATAGTATAGATTTTTCACTCCATACTTATAACTAGTGATATTATCTTTAATAATTTGGCTTAATGGTATTGACCCATCTTCGTAGTGGTCATAGTTGTAATAAAGATTTGCACTAATACTCATGTCAACAAACTTTTGTAACACTGCGACAATTTTAATTATAGCATTATTGTCTTGCATGTCAAATGCTAAACTGTAATATTTCCTACCTTTATGATAGTTCGGTACTAACTGTTTCAACACGCCGTTCTTGGCTTTTTTGTATGAAAGAAGTTGCCTGACTGGTTCTATCCCGTTCGTGCTATTCTGTATCACCGAACTAGACTCGCACGGCATGATGGCCGATAGAGTAGAATGTCTTAAGCCGAACTCCTTGATTCTACCTCTAAGCTCTTCCCAGTCCATCGTGTATTCTGGTTTAACTATTTCATCAACGGTTTTTTTATACCAGTCGATGGGCAACATTCCCTTAGAGTATTTGGTATCTTCAAACTTTGCACAGGGGCCAAGCTGCTCCGCAAGCCTACACGAAGAATCTAACAGATACCATTGAATCTTCTCCATAGTTTCATGAACTTTCTTGGGGGTTTCTGGATCATCATATTTTAATTTGTTCTTAGCTAGAAAACCAGCTAGGTTGGTAACGCCTATACCTAGAGACCTTCTGTTCTTAGTGAAATTTTCACCGGCTAATACAGGATAGTCCTGATAGTCAATTACAGACTCTAGTGACTCTACTGCGTTCTTGCAGGCAATCTGAATGTCTTTTTCTGAGTTAAGCTCTCCTAAATTCAATGCGGATAGAATACAAATTCCTATCTCTCCTTCAGGGTCGTCGATAGATTGTATTGGAACAGTAGGGTGTATGATTTCTTGGCATAAGTTACTCATGCGTACAGGTATGTCCCAAGAACCATTCTGATTACATGTGTCAATATTCATACTATATATACGTCCAGTCTCAAGTCTCTCTCTGGCAAATACTTCTGCTAACTTTCTGGCGCTTATCTTTTTCTTCATCTTAATAGACCTTGAATTTTCATACTTCACATATAATCCTTCAAACTTATCGTTGTCGCCAAACGCTTCGTACAAACCTTCAGCCTCATGCGGGCTGAATAGTGTTATATCTTCGTTCTTTATTAGCCTATCGTAAAACAATTTGCAGAACTGTATTGAGTAGTCCAGCTTTCTAACTCTATTATCGTCAGTACCTGCGTTATTCTTTAATACTAATACGTCTTCAATTTCATAATGCCAAAAAGGAATATGGACGGTGGCTGATCCTCCACGAAGTCCGTTCTGAGACGTGGCCTTGACCGATGATTCAAATATTTTTAGATATGGAATTAACCCAGTATGGATTACCTCTCCTCCTCTAATGGGAGAGTTGATAGGTCTGATCCTACCGGCGTTTAATCCAATACCGGCTCTTCTGGCTGTGTATTTTCCTACAGCGTGCAGGCTAGAAAAGATTCCGTCTAGATCGTCGTCCACGTCCACAAGAACGCATGAAGCGAATTGTTTAATAGTTGATCTAACGCCAGCCATGATTGGAGTAGGTAAATTGACTTTAAAAGTGGAATAAGCATCGTATGCCTCCTTTACTCTCTTCTTGTTTCCCGAAAATAGGCACATGGCTATGCACATGTATGCTATCTGTGGTGTTTCGTATATAATACCAGTTGTTCTGTTCTTGATGAGGTATTTATCAATTAACTGTTGTAACCCAGAGTAGGTAAACATATTATCTCTGTCATGTTTGATATAAGCAGCTAGCTCATCAACATCTGCTCTATCCCAATCGTCTAACATTTGTTCATCATAGATACCATTGTCTATCATTAGACATATGTGGTGGTGTAAATCTGGAGGGGTAGTAGCGTGCTTCCATACTTTCTTGCGTAAGCTCATGTTCAAAAGCCTAGCCGCGACGTATTGATAGTTTGGCGATGATTCAGAAATTAAGTCGCTAGAACTCTTGATGAGTATTTGATGTATCTCGTCGGTAGTTATTTTATCTCTTAGAGAGAGATTCATGTTCATCTCTATGTCTGACAGGGAAACGCCGTTTATCCCCTCTGTGGCCCACTCAACAACTTTGTGAATCTTTTCAACGTCATAACTTTCTAGTTCGCCACTGTGTTTAGTTACTTGCATAGCATCTTCCTTGGTGTAATAAAAAACTCGCCCATAGAACGAAAGCCTACAGGCGAGTAAGGTTTGTAACTTATTTCAAAAAATCGTTCATGTCAATTATTATAATATATGTTTTAGGGATTGCAAGTAAAACTTATTCTTTTTCAGAATTATCTTTTGCCCACTGCGTTGCAGCGCCAAGCACAAGAGCAGCGATTGGTACAACCAATGCTGTTGCGGAACCCCAATCAATATTACCAACTTGCGTGCCAAGATAAGTCAATCCTGCTGCAAGTGACACAAACAATGTGTTTAGGCCTAGCTTTTTGCCGTCAGCCCAATTTAGTGACCATTTTTTAGAACCCATATTAATACTCTCTTTCTAAGCCTCTGTAAGGCTAATAAGGAAACCTCCGTGTTCATTGTCATTTAATCTATAAGGATATCCAGTCATCCTCATTTCCTGTCCATCGGAAGTTAAAATTTCTTTTGAAAACTTCCTATTCATTTTCAAACAAGACTCAAATTCTTGTAGGAATTCTTCTCTCTCGTCTTCGTGAATATACGTTATCCAGTCAAACCCTTTTATGTCTGTTAGTGTTTGTCCTGTCATCTTATAGAAAGGCTCATTAGTCCAGACTAACCTTCCCATATTATCTGTTTCAAATAGTGGCGTGTTACTATAGTGCAGGGATGCTTTAGTTCTTTGCTCTATAATTTTTTGCCTGTTCTCCATCCTGCCGCATGTATCATTCAAATTTAATACAGCATCTTTTAGACTTCCACCACCATTACAAGTGATTTCTTTTTCTATTATTGCTATAGATTTAACAACTTCATCGTGCTTATCTACAAACTTCATAGCGGGTCGTAAAACCTTGACCCAAACCCCTCCTAAAAATCCTATCAGCGTGGTTAACATTGTAAGTATAAGTGTAATGTTTTCTATGCTCACGAGATAACCCCTTTCATAATTAGGAAAAGAAGAGGAAGCCCCCGAAGGGGCTTTCCTCAGTGGGATTATGTACCTTCTCGCAAATCACGACGCTTGTAGTCATCCTGCTTAGGAGTAGGACTCCCTTGCATGTAGACAACATCGCCGGGCTTAGTACGAGTTGCAAATACATCGTCAAAAGTACCGACAGGAACAAGGCCATCGCCACTAGGATTAACCCAGTTAGCTGTATTGCCTGCGGCAGTGCCCTTTGTTCTGTAAGGGAACAAGCCACTTGCTGTTGGCTCTAGTACGTCAATAGATGTATCCGAGTATTTTCCAATTCTCTTAGTTGACTTAGATGGATTGGTTACATTGATACCTGCGTATTCTCTTCCAACTACCTGAAGTGCTGTATTGCCGCTTCCAGAAATTGTCGTCGAAACTCCTCTGATAATGAACTGCGGATCAGTAGCTGTTCTGTTCGCTGGCTTTGGTGTAAAAGCCATTGAAGTTCCAACTCCAGCCGTAGCTGTTGTAATACCAACACTATCAGTAGCGTTCGTTGGGGAATACTTCCTATTTCCAGTAGACTGGCTGATTGGCTCGACCTTAGAGCCGTATTCGCTGCCAGTTGCTAATTCGTTTAGACCTTTGGAGCTTAAAGCACTTCCAGTCACCGCATCAGCCGCTTGCATACCAACAATAGTACCATTATTTTTGTTTTCTGCCCCACCGGCAGACTTCGCTGCTTGAGTAGCCATAATAACTACCTCCTGATAAAAAGTTTAGAAATATTAAAGTTTCCAGTTCCGCAGCAAATCCTAATTTTCCTACCATATTATACACTTATTTGAGTCGGCTCGACAACAATTCTGAAGATTTTTTCAGTCTTCTTCTGGTAGATTCTCTGTTCATATCGTGCCTATCTGCAATTTCGTTTATAGTATAGCTGAATGCACGATCCTTTACCAGTCCAGAATTTGGGAGGTTGTCTATTTCGTCCATCATATCAATCTCAGAAACGTGGTCTTCGTGAGATGGGATGAATTTATCTAAGTCTTTTCCGCCAGAAGACCTGTCTTTCTTTTTGAACTTAACCTCCCTGATGCACTCATACTTAACGCCGTTAAAAAGATATGTAAGAAACTTACAGTTTCCATTTTCATTCCAGTGTGTAAGTGACTTCCATAAAGCGTTTAGTTTGCAGGTATGAATCTCATCTGGTGATAGTTGTCTAGTAAATGTACTAGCCGCCTTATTCATAATTCCCTGTACGTCTGTGTTTTTCAAAGCGTTTTCAATCTTATCGTTCATAATTACCTCATAATAATCTTTTTTCTAGGTTTTTCCTCACGGCCTTGAAATCAAACATTTTTCCAATGCCTATGAAGAATCTGTATCTGCTGCAAATTCTTAAAAGTTCAACTCCTTCAATCCTTTCTAATTCTGATACTATCTTCTTAGATAAATTGAAGTTTGTGTGACCAACCCAGCAGTCAAAGTTGGTTAACATAGATACTTCATTAATAAATTGTTCTGAAAGGTTCATCTGCGGAGAAGAGTCAACAAATTGCACTTCTTGACCGCTTTCCTGTAGCTCTCTCATTATACTTTGATATTCTTGCTCTTCTTCTTGTGTTATTTCAGGCTGTAGGCTTGCTAACATGTCTTGAAGAAATGGAGATGTTAACTGGTCTTCTATGACGCTTTCATATTTTTGCCAGCCAATCTTTTTTTTCCTCTTCATTGTTGTCTCCCTAATCTAATACTTTTGATGGACTTATTAAAGGTTCGTCTTCATCTCCTTCATCTTTTGTGGAGTCAGCAAATACTGACGCTAACTTAGTTATAAGTAGCAGATAAAGATCTGTCCTATCCTCCTCTAAGAGGCCATTCCTGAGCATTTCCAATGTGTCGTGGCTATAAAGCCCTGTATTTATCCCGCTTAGCAGCGCTGCCATCGTGATTGTAGACGCATCGTTGAATTCTTTCATTTCAACGTCCACGAAGGCTTGTCCTTCTGATGTCATATAATAAGTGACTGCAGCTACTATATCAGGAGTGTCAGCCTTATCTTCTTCCTTTTTAGGTTGAACATCGGGCTTTTGCTTCTTAAAAAAATTAAACATTTATATCCAACGCTTTCATTATTGATTCAGCGGTGTTTCTCCAGCTAAATTTCTTGGCTGTTGCAACGCCTTCTTGGTTTGTCCTTATCTTATTCTTGTGTATGTGTCTCATGTGTTCTATGGTGGCTTCTACTTGATCTTCACCAAAATTAGCCCAATTACCCTGACCATGAAACCATTTCCCATCAACAGCCTCCTCTGTGTTATTAATCGGGATAAGGAACGAGTTTTCTTTAGTGCAAAATTCAGTGTGAGCTGAAAAGTCTGTAATAATTACTGGCTTGCCGCAAGACATCATCTCTAAGGCCTCTAGGTTCCAACCCTCTGCTCTTGAGGGGAATACTCCGCAGTCAACACTGGACATTATATTATACACCTCTGCTTGTGTTTCTACACGATCCAAGATTCTTATTTTATCCCCCATTGGTGTGCTTTTGTACTTGTCAATCCACTTCATCTTTTCTTCGCCTTGAACAAAGGGGTTCTCGCACATCATCCAAAGTTCAACATTGTCTGACGGGGTAAACGCTTTGTTAAATATGTCGGGTAAGACATCGTGCCCCTTCCTAACCTCCCACTTGCCGCAGTTAAAAAATATTGTACCATCTCTATCCTCGTTGTCAAGAGAAACTTCTGGAAAAAGATTAGTATCAACACCAAGAGGTGCTATATGCACATCGTTACTAGAAATATTAACTTGGTCTATAATGATGTCTTTAGCCCATTGTGAGCATACAAAAACTTTATCAGGATGGCTTAGGTGATGCTTTTCCATATCGTTAAACTTATCCAGTTCAAATATTGGAAAGCCAGCCTTTATGCTATTGCCAACGAATTGAGACATGTCATGTTGATGCCATATTCTTAAACAAGGCGCGTCATAGTTGGGCATCTTAGAATTTCTGATTGTCTCTGTGAGTATGTCGTAGTCGTCCTGACTGGTCACTGTGGGTTGCCCAATGGGAAACAATGAGACAGGTGCTATCTTGTCAAGCTCCTTAACAATGTTTAGACCAGCTATTCCATACCCTAACTGATTGATTGGAGATATAATATTTAACATTAGTATTTTC